AACTAACGTAACTACAAATACGTTTAGAGTAAATGTAGGAGCATCTGCAGCGGGTGATATTTACGATCATCAATTTGAATCAGCGACTGCGACTGCAGTTAAAACAATTGGTGGTGGTGGATATGTTGGTGTTACAACTACGATCTTCCAAGATCATGAAAGACCCTTATTCGTTGTAGGTATTGTTTCAGAGAGAACATTTGAGGTTCAAGCGGGTGCAAGCACAATACCACACACATATCAAGGTGGTGGTAATGCCATTGAGTTCTTCTCAGATAATACTTTTGGATCAGGATATCGTGGAGCAGCAGTCTCAATTGGTGTTACAGATATTGCATATGAGCATAGATTTGTAAGTGCGGGTATAGGATCAATTAAATTGGGTGATTTTAACGGTGTATCTTATACAGCGACTGACGCAGAATATATTTCACATACAGGTGATTTAATATTAACAATACCAAATCATAATTTAACAACAAGTAATAAAATCGGTATTGATACTGGTGGAATTGTATTTAAATGTTCTAAAGATAATTTCTTTGGAAATCATCCATACCCAAGATCAGTATCAATAACAAGTAGTCCTAATGGGGATCCTATCGCTGGTATCGTCACAGATATAACATCTACAACAACAAATACTGTGACAATTTTTGTTGGACAAGGTGGTGGTGGTGGAACAGGTGCTAATATTACAGCAACTGTTGGAGTTGGTGGAACTTTAGCATTTAATATTGTTTCGGCTGGTACAAGTTATGTAAATCCAGAACTCATTATTCCCGAACCAATATATGAAAATCTAGAAGTAGAAGGAGTTTCAAGGATAGGTGTTGGTCCTACCACAGAGACTGGTGTAAATTTACTTGTTGATGTTGAGGTTGGTGCATCATCTACAACAGTTGGTATAGGTTCCACATTATTTGAAATAAGTAAATTTAAAATTTCAAGACCAGGTCATTCATTTAAAATAGGTGATAAATTTAGACCAGTTGGATTGATAACTGCTTCACATTTAACTTCACCAATACAAGAGTTTGAGTTAGAAGTAATTGATGTTTACAGAGATAAGTTTTCATCCTACCAATTCGGGGAGATAGATTACATTGATGATATTAAAAATTTACAGGACGGACAGAGAGTAAGATTCCCATTATTCTTTAATGGTCAGTTGCTCAGTTTTGAAAAAGATGACTCAAATACTCAATCACAATTAATAGATTTAGACGCAGTATTATTAATATTTGTCAATGGAGTTTTACAGCAACCAGGCGTATCATATCAGTTTGAAGGTGGATCAACATTTACATTTACAGAACCACCAACTGGAGAGACAGGTCCTGATCTAAATGATCATGACCATGTGGATATATTTTTCTACAAAGGGCAGCAAGGAATTGATGTTGAGATAACAGATATTCAAGAGGAAATAAAGACTGGTGATCAATTTAGAGTATTAAGAAATGATGTTGTTGGTGTATCAAGTCTTGGTGATAATTCAACACAAGAAAATAATCGTATTGTAAAACAAATTTTAGGTGCTGATATAATTGAAACTGATGTTTATACTGGTCTTGGAATAAATGATAACGATGAAAGACCAGTAAGATTTGAAAAACAAAAAGTAGATGTTATTATAAATGGTGAGATTGTTCCTAAGACAAGATCTTCAATTGAACCACAAATATATCCTACTGTAAAAATCATTGGTGATCTAACAACAACAAATGGTCCAGGTTCTGGAGATAATGATGGTATTTTTGTTGATGACGCAACTTCATTCTTATATGAAAAAGATAGGTATAATCAAACTGGTGATGGTAAAGTTGACGCTCTCATATCGCATGGTGAAACCACTAACATTAGAGCAGCAGCGACAGCAACAGTGAGTGCAACAGGAACTATTACAGGAATAAACATTACTGAACCAGGATCAGGTTACAGTGGATCTGCTACAATTAAATTATCGAGACCATTCTCTGTTGGATTCTCAACTTTCTTTGTCCCCGATGGATCTAACACTATCACTGGTATTGGTTCAACAGCAACAGCAACAATTAGTGTTGTAAATGGATCGATTGATACTAATGTAACAATTACTAATCCAGGTTTTGGATATTCACAATCAAATCCACCACAAGTTATCATTGATCCACCTGCATTTAAAACTGAAAGGATTACAGCAATAGATCAAGTTCAAGGTTTTACTGGTATAATTACAGGCATTCAACAGGTAAATAGAGATGGTTCTAATCCATCTGCACTTAAATTATTCTATTATGCAGTTACCAAAAATAAAAATAACCAATATGTCATTCAAGACACACCAAATCTTCTTAAGCAAGGATATCCAATTTTTGTCAATAAAACATCAGTAGGAAATGGAACAAAATCAGTATTTGGTACAAATGCAGGTGGCACTGTTGGTATTGGAACTGAATTCCTTGATAATGTCTATATCGTTCAGTTCCCACCAGATCAAAATGGTGCAATCGGTATAGTAACTGTTCATCTTCACACAGATAGTAATGCTTCAATATCAGGTATTAATACAGAAGGTTTCTATGATCCTTTGAATATTGGTCTTACAACTGCTGTTGGTGAATTCCATTGGGGTCGATTATTTGGAGATGATCTTAAACGTTCATCAAATCCGATTGCGATTGATGTATCAGGATTAACAGTTGACGCTGGATTATCAACCTTCCCAACTATACAAAGGAAATACTTCGGAGATCCTTCTGTAAGAGGTCTAAGATCTACTGGTGCAATTAGAGTATTTGGACTTTCATAGATGAACCACTATAAATAAAAAGAAAAGTTAAGAGTCGATGCCAGCTATAGTTACTGATCAGTTTAGAATTCTAAACGCAAATAATTTTGTAGAGTCAGTTGAAAATACAAATAATTCATACTATGCTTTTGTAGGATTAGCAAATCCAAAAGGAGCAGAAAGAACCAACAGAGTTGGATTTGGTAGAACAACAGAGTGGAATGATGATGGGAAAACTCCAGCACCTATAGATAGTTTTTCTTATCGTTCTCATGTGGGTGACACTATGAGTTTTGGTAAAAAAGTTTCATCTGCAAACATAAGAAGAATTATAAAAAGAGTTGATTGGGTTGAAGGGACAAGATATGAAATTTATAGAGATGATTATAGTCCAGAAAATCAAAGTCCAATTACAGCATCTAATCGATTATATGATGCTAAGTATTATGTTTTGAATTCTGATTTTAAAGTTTACATTTGCATTGATAATGGATCAACAGGAACAAATACATTAGGTAATGTATCACAAGATGAACCAACATTTACAGATTTAGAACCATCAAAAGCAGGTAATAGTGGTGATGGATTTATATGGAAGTATCTATTTACTATTTCTCCTAGTGATATAGTCAAATTTGACTCAACTGAATATATTACAGTTCCAAATAATTGGGCAACTAGCACAGATAGTCAAATAAGGGCAGTTAGAGAAAATGGAGACTCAAATGTTAATAATAATCAAATAAAACATGTTTACATTGATAAAGCAGGAGAAAATTACAAAAATGGTCCTGGTCAAGAGGTTGATATATTAGGTGATGGCACTGGAGCAAGAGCAAGGGTAGATGTTTTTGATGGAAAAATTACTAATGTGACTGTAAGTTCTGGTGGTAAAGGTTATTCTTATGGGGTGGTTGACCTTTCGGATTTAAGTAGTAATGTTTCTACCACTCAGAGAGCAAAATTAATTCCAATAATACCACCAAAACTAGGACATGGATCTGACATTTATACTGAATTGGGAACTGATAAAGTTATCGTTTATGCAAGATTTGATGACTCAACAAATGATTTTCCTATTGATACCCAATTCTCACAAGTAGGTATTGTAAAAAATCCTACGAAGATTGGTACTTCTGACATTTTTACTGAACAAACATTTACTACTTTACAAGGGATAAAATTTATTGCCAACAAAGTAGAGGGCACACCAGACATTGGTGAAGAAATAGAACAATTACTAACAATTTCTCCAAATAATAATAAAATAGCAAAAGCATATATTGCATCATTTGACAAAACCACAAAGGTTCTTAAATATTTTAGGGATAGATCATTAAATTATGGACAAGGAAAGGATCAAACTGATTTTTCAGGTATATCCACTGTGGGAAGAATTTATGAATTTGAGTCATCATCTGAAAAAATTAAACAATCAGTTAATGCATCTGGTGTCACAGACTTTAGTGGAGAAATTGATACAGCATTCAATGACTCATCTTTTACTCCTACTGGAGGTAAACTCGTTAATTTAGGAGTTCAGTTCACTGGAGGGTTATCTCAACCTGAGATAAATAAAGGGTCGGGAGAAATTATATACTTGGACAACAGACCAATAATTGTCAGAAATTCTCGACAGAAGGAAGACATTAAAATCATACTCGAATTCTAACAATGCCACAAAAGACAAACTTAAATATCAGTCCTTACTATGATGATTTTGATAAGGCAAAAAACTTTTATAAAGTTTTATTCCGTCCAGGTCATCCAGTACAAGCAAGAGAACTAACTGGATTGCAATCTATTTTGCAAAATCAAGTTGAATCTTTTGGAAAACATATATTTAAAGAAGGATCAATGGTTATACCAGGTGGTATAGAATATGATCCTGCATATTTTGCTGTTAAAATAAATCCAACACATCTTGGCATTGATGTATCAGTTTATTTAAGCAGTATTATAGCAAATAACAATGGCAAAGGAACAAGAGTAAGAGGACAAAATTCTGGAATTGTTGCAACAATTAAAAATTTCATTTTACCACCTAGTGAAGGTGTTGATGATATTACAATTTTTGTAAAATATATTCAAT